CAATTATTTAAACGCCATGCGCGGCCCATGGGACCGTTGCCGGGAGATTTACGCAGATCACCGGCATTTCATTCCTGTGCAGGATGGGGTGACAGGATGAAAGCCGCCCTGATAGCACTACTCCTAACCGGCTGTCAATACGTATCTGACGCAGTCGTCGATGCTCCGCAAAACTATGTATGCGCCGGCCCGCAACTGGATCAGGTTGAGCGAGAAACCAAGATTTGCCGCTTAGGCTCCCCCACCCACTACTGCTTTGAAACCGCGTTAATCCGCAACTGCGAAAGGAAATCATGAGCTACGACGATCAACTTAAAACTGCGCTGACCAATGCGGCCCGATACGAAGCAATGCGCAAGTTACAAGCCATTGGTTTCCACGACCCGGAAACTTCCAATGCAATCAAGGAGTCTATCGATATAGAGGACGACGATGGAACTCCAGCATGCTTTGATCGCTTCGCCGACCAACTGATTCAAGCCCTTGAAGAAGCCGACATTACCATCATCACCCCTGAAAGGGAAGCATCGTGAAAAACGCCATGGCGACATTTGTATTTTTCTGCACTCTTATGTTTCTAGGCTGGTATGGCGGAATGGATTTAACAGACCGTTGCCCAGCGAATGCGGGACTTCTTCTTATAGCTTTACTTTGGTCTTGATATACATGGGCCCTTCTCGAATCAACCGATCAAATTTCCGAAGGAGCAGCATCATGATCACCTACATCTTACTACTCTTGATGTCCGCAACTCCAAATCCAACTTTTCAGATGCTGGCCGAATTTCCAGATAAGCCGGCTTGCGAGAAGTTTATTAAAAATCTGGATGCCACCCCCGAATCCAAAGAGCTGTTGCTGTGCCAGGGTTTTGTTTTGGCCGACGCTCCCGGCCAAGAAGCGACCAAAGCGCCGAAAACGCCGATCAGGAAAAAGCAGCCCAAGGAATTCAACGAAATGAACGAACACGCGAAACGCGATTTGGAGGTGTGAGGTGAGCCAATCCAAACTAGGCAGCTTCATAGAAGCATGGGTCAACGTGGCGATTGGCTTCAGTATCAATTTTGCGGCAAATTTGCTAATTTTTCCGATGTTCGGCATGCACATATCACTGTCGAATAATTTCCTAATGGGTTGCATCTACACGCTGATTTCCGTGGTGCGCTCGTACGCTATCCGGCGCTGGTTCAATGGCGGCTTTAAGGTGAAAATATGAGCGAATCTGACCCATTCGGAAAATCCCCCCACGAACCAGGCGCAAAGATGGATGCCGGTAAATCTCCGGTTCGCCGTGGCCTGCTGGAATACTTCCCTCGGGCCTGTATGGCCGTGGCTGATATCAGCGCATCCGGCGCGCAGAAATACGCATGGGCGGGTTGGGAATCGGTTCCTGATGGTGTTGCGCGTTACGGCGATGCCGAGGCCCGCCATATCTGCAAGCAGGCCATAGAAGGGCCGATTGACCAAGACTACGGGCATTTGCATGCCGCGCATGAGGCTTGGAATGCCATGGCACGGCTAGAGCTGATTCTGCGCGAAATGGACAAGAATCCGACTCACCACACCATTGAGGATAAAAATTCCGCGATGATCCAAGATATCGCGCAGATGGACCAGCTCATGTGCCACGACTGTAAAAGACCAGTCCCTCAATGCGCTTGCCAGTTGCTACCTACCTGTCCGCATTTAAGAGCGCGAAATATCGTCAACGGTCACAGTTCGCACATGGAATGCAGTGATTGCGGAGCGGTTTTCTAATGACCATCACCACCGAACGCACCCCACCCCTCCTGCAGCGGGAATGGGAAGCCTTTTTCGCCCACTACGGCAAATTCCCGCCGCGCGAGAGGATGGACGTAGCCACACGATACAACTTTGATATACGCATGGCTGCTTGGATTGAGGGTCGCGCAGCACTTAGAAAGGAACTTGGGAAATGATTCAAATAATCGCCCAATATATCGGCTATGTCGTGATGTGCTTTTCTGGCATGGCTTTCGCGATCACGCTGGCTTGGATCGTCATAGATCCATACGGAAAATTCATATTGAATAAACTCCAAGCCGCCTACGACTGGACTGTTCTTCATTATCACCTGCGCGATTTGGAAGCTCAAGGAAGGCTTCTACGGAAATCCAAGAGGGAAGAATGATGAACGCCGCCCAAATGAAAAATACGACAAAGGCAATCGTCACGCTCGCCGATGCCTTCTGCAATCTGCGCCAGGATGATCCACTGAACCGCGAATATTTCATCAAGGGCATGGAGGCTCTGGTCAGGATGGCGATAGTAGATTCCGCGATCACCGCAGAACTGCATGATTTTGCCCGGTGCATGGGTAAGAACGTGGCCGAGCTGGGCTGATATGGCACTGACCAAAAACCAACGCGTTCAGCTCAAAGCCAAGTTCGGCGGCCGGTGCGCCTATTGTGGCGAGGAACTCGGTTCACATTGGCACGCCGACCACATAGAGCCTGTCATGCGCGGCTACATGCCAAAAACACCTGACAACCCACAAGGAATGAGTAGAGTAGAGCGCGACACGCCAGAAAACATGATGCCGGCCTGCAGCGCCTGCAATATCCATAAAAGTTCATTCACGCTGGAATTTTGGCGCGAGGAACTAACCGCTCAGTTAGGCCGACTGCACAAATACCAGAAATCCTACCGCATGGCTAAGAAATTCGGATTGGTTGCCGAAACCGGAGCGCAGGTCATTTTCTATTTTGAGAAATGCCAGTGAACGATATCACCAAGAACGAACTACTAGAACTCTACCTGCGCCGCCAGGGAAAGGAGAAATCACGCGCCATGCCGCGCGAGCACTACAGAGACCCTCAGACGAACGTGGAATTTCCGGCTGAGGTGGCAAGACGCAATAAGAAACTGAAAAGGAAAGGACGACATGGTTAAGTTTGCACAGCGATATGCACGGTCGGCACAGAGTTCTAATCTCAAGGACGATGTCCACAACACCGATTGCGAAGCATTACAAGCTGTGGCTTTTGTTTCCATGAAAGCAGGGGCAGAGCTGGCTTGTTTGCTTTTTAGAGTGCGATATGCAAATGATGCGACTTCGTTTAAGACGCTGTTATCTGCATGGGTACTCTTGGTGGAAAAGAAGGCCGCAATTAGACATTGGCCGGTGCATGTGGTTCCGCACGTGATCGCCAAGATATCGCTGGAGCACTGGCTAGTCGATGTCTGTGGCGTCTGTGAGGGCAGGGCATACGAAGTGGCACCCGGAACCCCGATGCTGTCCGATACGCTCTGCAAGGCCTGTCAGGGCAGCGGCAAGAAGCCTTTACTGGTCAACAGAGCGGTGCAGGACTACATCGAGGATATGCTTGAGGAGCTGGCGGTAATGGAGCGTTACGCTGGTAACGAGGCGACGAAGAAAGCCGCCGACGACTTTAAATTTTTATAAACCGTCGTCAGATCGGAAATCTGACTTAACCAAGGAAATAAAATTGAATCGATAGGAAAAGGCAGTGTAATAAACGCGTTAAAAGTTCAGCAAATAAGTGCGGGCAACATCCAGGAAGAGCCGTTAAAGGAGATCCCGGACCAACTTGAACGGCTTACCAGCGTTATTGCTTATCTTGAGGATTTAACAATGAGTCTGGTGCAAAGACTTACGCCTATCTCGGTCGCGATTATCGCGGGGAAACCTGAATCGTCGTCTAGGGAATGCGCGACGCAGATGGGTTCGGCCATCAATGCACAGACCATGCGGCTCGGCACTGTCACCGAGCACCTTCAGTGTTTACTCAATAATATTCAAATTTAATGCGCAAATACTTGCTGACAACCATGAAAACGCGTATAATTACCACGCTGCGGCCCGATACCTTAATTGATTCCGGTCGCATAATTTGGGCTAGATGTCTAGCAGGACAGCGGCAAGCCTTAAGCCGAGACCTTCGCGTAAGACTCTTTCGCCCTAAAACTTTGGAAGCCACTCCCGTTCGCGGTCGTGGCTTTTTTGCTTTCCGGCCCGGCAAGCCAACATCGCTCCATCGCTCTTTAACAATTCAGGCTATGCCTTTAGGCCAGTAAATCAGGACTTCAAGCTTAGTCCGCACGACGCTGTAACGTGCAAATACCTTCCTCGGCAGAGATGCCACACTACTAGGAGAACTACAATGCTTTACGTAAAAATGATGTCTGCACAGGATATGCCAGACGATAGCCCATATAAAAACTACGAGATCATAACCGTAGGAAATGGCGACGAACTATCATTCGATTTCATTGAAAAAGACGAGCCAGCGCTGTTTATCCGCAAGGCAGACGGCACAGTTTTCAGCCGCGCTCTTGTCGGCAATGCTTACGTGATGAACGAGGCAGGTAAAACCATCGCCAGCCACGGCTGCTAAGGAATCTTGGCGCCGCCAGGCCGACTGACTCACGAAACGAGTTAATGCTTTATTTGCTATACGCATGATGATTAATTGCGCTCAGCAGGACTACTGCCCGCATTCAATAACCAAACGGTGGTTAGTCATCAGTCGTATATCAAATACAGCACAACGCAGGTAAGCCCAAGGTGGGACGCATGCCTTCCAAGCATCGCTGAGTACGGTTCGATTCCGTCTATCTGCTCCAGTTTCAATGCATGGCCTGCCGGGTGGCGACCTTCACGGTGCGCGGTTCGAGTCCGCTGGAAAAACGAGGTTCGATTCCTCGGACATGCTGCACAGCACAAAGGGAAAATGGACAATCTTCTGCCAATCGAAGCATTTGTCGAGGCGCACGTTAAATGCGAGTGGCGGACACGCGAAACATTTACCGTTTATTCCTCTGCCGAGTCGCGCTTTCAGATTCAACATCAGCATGCAGAAGGCATGGCTTTCGCCTGCTGGAGGCAAGAGGCCCTCGTAGAAGCTGGCATTTATGACTACGATGGCGACGCTAAAGAATTTGCTGCGAAGCTGATGGAAACATTTTTCATGCACACTTCGCCGCATCAGATGTGCTTTATTGTCGCAGAGCTTCAAGCATATCTGGCGAAATGGGAAACTGACCGCGCCGCATTTATAGACAAAAATGAAGCTGCTTAGAGTTCGAGGCTTAGGCCAGACAATATTGCGGAAATCGCGCATTAATATGCGGCGCGTCAATAAGCGCACCTTTGGCCGCATGTTTGAAAAAAGTATGGGATTGCATAGATCCCAAGGTTAAAAAGCGCGCCCTCTGATGACGGCGGCTTCCGGCCTGCTTGCAGTGTCGGTTTTTACATAGAGGCCCACCATGAAAATGATTCTCGCTTTCGTTATTTACATGGTTAGCCTGATGTCCTGCGCGGCCGGTATTTTCTTCTTGGAAGGTCCAGCGCGGTTCGCCTGCGCGGCGATCTTCGGATTGCTGGGCGCGCTCGGTGCGGTCATCTATGACCGTTTGAGCAAGCTGGACATCGGCTAGATGCACCATGTCAGCCAGCCACATACCCGGCGATGAACTTCTGTTTTACGCCAAGGCCCTCGTTGCCGAGGAAAGCCTGACCACAGAGCAAATAACCAGCTATCTGGCAAGCAAATGCGGGATGCTCGCGGCTGAAGTGCTTAATTCGATAGATCGGGAGTGCCGGTCTAATTAGACCACGGCGCAAGACCTGCAGCCAGAGCGGCGCAGGCCAAGCCGAGCATTGCTGGTATGCGAGTATGCCCATTCAGGTAATTTGAATACGTGGCCCGCGAAACCCCCAAAACATCGGCAGCGCTGGTATAGACCAGACCCATCGAGGCCTGCCATGCACGCAGCATATCAGCGGTCATCGCTTGTGTAGAATGTGTTGTAGACATATAATTAATCTGTCTTCGCAATTGTGCTGTTGTGTTCCCGGCTATTACTAGCAGGCTAACAAGGCAGAGATAACTTCAAAAAGCCAAAAAATGGAACCCCCGGTATATCCGGGGGTTCATCTTTTTAGGCCGCTGTTTTCAGAAAATTACGCAAGTCAGCTTCAAACTGAGCGCGGCCAGCAACTCCGCTTGCTGGCGCATCATGCGCGAGCGAGTAGCGCGGATGCGGCATAACGATTTCTTCGTATTTCCGTTTTACCTGCATCGGATTAACAAAATCCGGAATCTCACGATAGAAGACGCGAGTTCCTTCACGCGCCTGCGCAACACTGATTCTTGTATCGACGCCGTCGAGGCTGATGTAGCCGTTGTCATAAATTGTCATGCTCATGATGATCTCCTAATTATTGGATGATTGTTTTGATAGCTGCTTCGGCGGCGTCCCAGCTCTCGAATGTCCAGGCTTTATTCTCACCATCCCATTTAGCGCCGGCGGCTTTCAGTTGTTCTTTAATTGAAAAGGTATTGCCAGCAAAGCCGGGGCGGCCAGACTGCTGATATTTGTTTTTGTAATTCAGTGTTTCGCCAAAGACTAAGCCGATTTGTGCTGCGAGCTGTTGGATTGCTTCGGAACCGTGGGGATTTTTGATAAACATGATGTGCTCCTGGTGGAACGCCTAGAACCGCTAGGACTCGGTGCTGCTATGACTCCAGTATAGGCTAATTATTAGCTTATGCAAGGACTATTTAAATATTTTCGGGAGGGCGGCAAGTGAATTACTACTGGTTCGCCATCTCCTGCTGCTGCCTGATTGCCGGGTTCGTCTGTGGCGCAGTCTATAGCTTGGGCTGGCTGCTGAATACGGCTGTCAGAATACTGAATGGGAAGCCATGACCAACCACGAAGCCCACCGCCAGATGCAATCATTCGGCACCCTGGCCGAGAAAATGAAAACGCATGATTTGGTCGTCGGCGAGATAAAATACCCGCCGAAGCCCGCAACACCACTGCCGGAAATCGACTATAGCGATTCATTTTGAGGCTGAAATGAGCGCCCTTGCCCTGTGGATGATCTGGTCGCGCATCTGGTTGCCGCGTAAAAGTTAGAGTCTCCCTGGTTGCCTCCACCAGCAACCGCTTGCCGCCTTCTGGCGGCTTTTTTATTTAATGAGTAGTAGAATGGAAATATGCAGAATTGTGAATTTCCAAAATGTTTTGACTGTAAATGGCCCCGCGCGCCAAGAATGGCATTGACATGACCGAACAACAGCATACCCGCCTCACTGAATTATCCGCACAACTGCGGCAAATCGCAGAGCCAAATGGCAGCATGCATGGCTTTTGGGATTTAATCTTAGATATAGAAGCAATACTTGCTGGAAAACCGACGCTACTCACAATGACCCCCGAAGAGTGGATTGCATATGCCGAGGAATGCCTGCCCAAATAAACGCTTTTAGAAACCAATCACCAAGCCAGCCTAAACCGCTGGCTTTTTTGTTTTGAGGGCCAATGTCATACACCGCCATCGAAGCCCTAATGTTCGAAGACCGGGCAAAAGCCATAGATTTGGGCATCGAGCCTTGTCTACTCACAGATGTCAAGCGCGAGCTTGCCAAATCCAAGGCCCTCAAAAAGAAATCCAGGGACAGCAAACACGGGTCCGAGCAGAACGCACAGGACTACGCTGCCTCGATTGAGGCGCTGAGGGATGCATGGCGATTGCTGACTGCGTTTATCAAATCAAAACATAGGCCCGCATGTGCAAATTATTCACTTGGCTATTCGGACGCCGACCGGGGATTAAGTTCTCTTTTACCGCTGACAACATCACTTACGAGGCAAGAAAAATGAACGTTTCCATGACCAGCATCGACGAAAAGAACTTCCACGTCGTCGGCCACAATGCCAAGGGCGGCGCAGCTGCGCTGACTGAAACGGCCCAGGTCGTTTCATCTAATCCTGAAGTTGCGGCCGTAACGGTAGGTGCCGATGGCACCAGCTTCGTTGTCGCCGGCGTCGCCGCTGGCCAGGCCACTGTTACAGCGAGCGTGGGCGGCTTTACTGCCGCTCTGGAAATTGACGTCGCTGCTGCGCCGATTGCTTCCATTGAGATTGTGGAAGATCCTGCAGCAGAACAGCCACAATAAAGACCGCAATTGAAACAACCGCGCCAATATCAGCTAGCCAGGCCCATGCCGCCGGCGGCGATATTTGAACCAATGGCGCGGGAATTTGTCCCGGCGCCCGAAGTGCTGGAATGGGTAAAGACATCGATCTTGCCCGAAGACGCACCGATCCATAACCCAGACCATACCCACCTGGAATTCGCTGATCTGGCCTTTCTATGGGCGGCAGGCGGTTTCGTGAAGCAGGGGAGAACGGTTCTAGGTCAGTGCGAGGAGGTGACTTTCCGCTGCGGCCCATGGCAAAAAGGTAGACAAGAGCAACAGATGATCGAATGGTTCGGGAATGTTCCATCCTACCTGATCACGTTGGATGCATCCTTTTGCCGGGATTGCTCGGACGCTGACTTCTGCGCACTGGTAGAGCATGAGCTTTACCACGTAGGACACATGAAGGATGACTTTGGTCAGCCGGCATTCACCAAAGACGGGATTCCAAAGCTTGGCATACGCGGGCATGACGTCGAAGAGTTCACCGGAGTAGTCAGGCGTTACGGTCCATCGCCGGACGTCAGGAAGATGGTAGAGGCGGCAAACAAGGTGCCAGAGGTGGCGAAATTGAACATTGCGAGGGCTTGCGGAACCTGTTTGCTGAAGGCTGCGTAGGTTTTAGCATGCATTTATGGATTTGACATCATGGCAACATTAAAAGACGAGGTGAAATTATTCATTGTTCACTCGCTCGCCTGCTTTGATACGCCCAGTCAGGTCGCGGCATCTGTAAAACAACAATTCTCCCTAGATGTCAGCTTACAACAATTGCAAGCCTACAACCCGGCGACCAGGGCCGGCGCTCGCATCAGTGAGAAGCTAAAGACCATTTTCAACGAGACCCGCAAGAAATTCCTGGAGGATATCAGCGATATCCCCATCGCCCATCAAACCTTCAGATTGCGCGTGTTGAATCGCATGCTTGAAAAGGTCGAGAAGCAGGGAAACGTCCAGGCCGCTGCCGGGATCATTGAGCAGGCCGCGAAAGAGGTCGGCGGAGCCTTCACCAATAAACAAAAACTGGAGCACTCAGGCGAGATCAAGACTCCGAGCCTGATCATGAACCTGAATGGAGCTAACCCTACACCCAAGACAGACTGAGGCATTCCTCACCACTGCCACTGAGATACTTTATGGTGGCGCGGCGGGCGGCGGCAAGTCTCATCTGTTACGTGCGGCGGCGATAGCTTGGTGCACTGACATCCCCGGCTTGCAGGTCTACATCTTCCGTCGCGTGTCCGATGATCTCGCGAAGAATCATATGGAAGGCCCGAGCGGCTTCCCGGCTTTACTGAGCGAATGGGTTGACCAGGGCTTCGTCAAGATCAATTACAGCAAGAATTTTATCGAATTTTGGAATGGCGCCAAGATCCATCTGTGCCACTGCCAGTATGAAAAGGACCGCTTTAAATACCAGGGCGCAGAGATTCACGTCCTGATGATCGATGAGCTAACGCATTTCACCGACAAGATTTACCGTTACTTGCGCGGCCGGTGTCGCCTCGGTGCGTTACGGCTGGCTGAGAAATATTTAGGCCTATTTCCGCGCGTGATATGCGGCTCCAATCCCGGCGGAGTGGGGCACAACTGGGCCAAGGCGACCTTTGTTGAGCCGGCACCACCGATGCAGATAGTTCAGCAGGAGAAATCCGAAGGCGGCATGCGGCGACAATATATCCCCGCCAAGCTGACGGATAACCCCACGCTGGCAGAGACGGACCCAGATTACATTGACCGGCTGGAGGGCTTGGGTAGTCCGGAATTGATCCGCGCCATGCGAGATGGTGACTGGGATATCGTCGCCGGCGGCATGTTTGATGATATCTGGGATCAAAGCAGGCACATCATGCAGCCCTTTGATATTCCATCGAGCTGGCGCATTGACCGCGGCTTTGACTGGGGCAGCTCTAAACCATTCGCGGTGCTCTGGTTTGCTGAGAGCGACGGGACCACTGCCACGATGCAGGATGGTGGCACCAGGACATTCCCCCGCGGATCGGTTTTCATTATTTCCGAATGGTATGGCTGGAACGGCAAGCCGGATGAAGGCTGCCGGATGCTGGCGACCGAGATCGCCCGCGGCATCCATGAGCGCGATATCGAAATGAGAAGGTCAATTCAACCAGGCCCTGCAGATACTGCAATTTACGATACGCAAAACGGCGTTTGTATCGCTGACGACATGGCGAAAGCCCCGAATTCAATACGCTGGACCAAGGCCGATAAATCACCTGGCAGTCGAAAAAACGGCTGGGAAATGCTACGCAAGATGCTGAAGCAGGGCCTTGGCAATGAACTTCCAGGGCTATTTGTATTTGATACCTGCCGGCAGACGATCCGCACACTGCCTGTTTTGCCGCGAGACGATATTAAGACAGACGACGTCGATACACACGCAGAGGACCATATCGGTGACGTTGTTCGGTATCGCTGCAGTGCAAAGAAAAACGTTGCCACCATCGAATCATTAAGAATATAACCAGGAACCCCATGTCAGACGTATCCACTCCTTCAAATGCAGTCAAATCCATGTCGAAGGACTGGGATATTGCGCGCGCATTATTGGGCGGAACGCGCGCTATGCGGGCGGCTGGGAAGCAATATTTACCTAAATGGCCAGGCGAGCAAGAGATTGATTACGCGCTCCGATTGAGTGCCGCCGTCTTATTTCCAGCCTATAAAAGAACTGTCGAGACGCTCGCTGGCAAGCCATTCGCTGAAGAAATCACTCTTGGCGACGATGTGCCACAGCAATTGCAAGACTGGATGGAAGATATTGATCTGCGTGGGCGCAATCTGAGCACTTTTTCTGCGGACATACTTGAATCCACCTTGGGTTACGGGATATGCGGCATTCTGATTGATTATCCGCAAGTCGATGGCATTAAATCGGTGGCTGATGAACGCAATGCCGGCGTCAGACCATACTGGGTGCAGATTTATCCTTGGCAGGTGCTTGGCTGGCGTGATGAGCGCGTGGGCGGCGCATGGCGGCTAACGCAGCTACGACTGCTGGAATCCGTGGAGGAACCTGACGGTCTTTATGGGACCAAACAGGTTCAACAAGTCCGCGTCCTGGCGATAGGCTCCTGGCAAATCTTTCGTCAGAACGCAAAACAGGAATGGGTTATCTATTCTGAGGGCTCGACGACTCTTGGCATAATCCCCTATGTGCCGGTTTATGGCCAGAGGCTGGAATTCATGATAGGGCGCCCTAATCTGCTTGAAGTCGCTTATTTAAACATCGCACATTGGCAATCTGCCAGCGATCAACAAACCATCCTCCATGTGGCACGCGTGCCTATCTTAGCAGTCACTGGGGTGGATGACGATACCTTCAAAATGAAGGTCGGCGCGTCGAGCGCGGTCAGGCTTCCAGCCGGCGGTGAAATGAAATTCGTCGAGCACACGGGCAAGGCAATTGAAGCGGGCGCCGCAGAACTTGAGGATTTGGAAGAGCGCATGCGCCAGGCCGGCGCGGAATTGCTGGTGCTACGGCCGGGTAAGATTACGGCCACACAAACCGCTACTGAAAACGCTGTCGGCATGAGCGCCTTACATCGTATCGTGCAGAATCTGGAAGATGCGATAGACCAAGCTCTGCAAATCACTGCTGAGTGGATCAAGTTACCGGAAGGCGGCCACGTCAAGATATTCAATGACTTCGGCGCCAGCAGCTTGGCTGAAGCATCGATGCAAGTCGTCCAGACGCTGAATCTCAGCGACGAAACAAAATTCAACGAAGCGCGCCGCCGCGGCATCGTCTCCCCGGACATTGAATGGAGCGAGGAAAAAGAAAGGCTCGACGCCCAGGGCCCATCATTAGGCGCGATGGCAGCGCCAGGAGCGCCCTCTCTGCTGCAGCAACAGCAAGCATTGCAGGATAGCTAATGGCTTCCACGAATGATCTGCTTCTACACGAGGCGATCAGTCACCAGGTTGACATGGCGCATTACAGCAATGGGGAAATCTACCGCCTGATCGCGCTACTGAACAAGGTTGATGCAGATTTGTTCGCGCAACTCACAATTGCGCTGGAACAAATG